CCTCCACCGACCTCCGGGAGTCTAGCGACTTTACGGCAGATTGCAGCTGGAGCCTTCTCTCTTCCACCGTCCCAGGTTCCTTGGGGACCAAAGATGTTATGATAACGAGCAATCCGAACAGGGATCCCATGGTTACGATTGTAAGCAAGGTAGAGTCGTTCAGAGAATAGTTTTTCCCATCCGTATTCGGAGTCTGGGGCTGCGGGATATGCTGATTCTTCACGACAGTCAGGGTTGTCAGGGTCTAGTTGGTTGTGTTCGGGATACATACATGCCGAACCAGAGTAGAAGATCTTTGTCTTGTTCTCCTCTTTGGTATCGTTGAACTTACGTTGTTCTTCAAGGACATTCAGGTTGATAGTGACCGAGTTACGCATGATGTCTGCGTCATTCTCACCAGTGAATACGAATCCCGCACCACCCATGTCAGCAGCGAACTGGTAGATCTCATCAAACGTTTCGTGATATCTATCAGGAACACTGGCATAGAAGTTACCAGTATATCCCTTGAATCTAATGACACGACGAACGAATGTCGGATCAGTCAGGTCACCCTGAATGAACTCATTGGCTTCTGTTTCAGAGAACTCAGGTCTCTTAAGATCAACACCACGAACCCAGTATCCCTCTGATCGTAGTCGTTTTACCATGTGACTACCAATGAATCCACCTGCACCAAGAACTAGTGCAGTCTTACTATACTCAGTCATAACATCCATGAATTACTTACTATGTATCCGGTTAAAATCAATATACTTTACACATCATATCAAGTCCTGTGTCAATGTCAAGTTGAGGAACAAAGGCATGACTCTCTAGTTTATCAACATTAATTGTCATATTTTTAATCTGTAGATATTGTTGTTCATCAGGAAATGGGACATCAATAATGTCACTTGTACTACCTACCTTGTCCTTACAGTATTCAATAATCTCTCTGAAGGTCCGACTCACACCCGAACCAACATTGTAAATTTGATTTGGAGAACCAAATACCATCAATGTATCAATTGCTCTACAAACATCCTCAACATACATGTAGTCCTTGAGATAATCACCACCACCATACAACTTGATAGGTTCATTCCTCTTCAGACAACGAATCATATAACCAAGAACATTCTTACCACGGGTCACGGTAGGATCAATACCAAAGACATTCGCAACCCTAAAGATACGATAATCAATACCAAAGGTTTTACAATACGAGATGACCAGAGACTCAGCACATCTCTTAGTGATAGAGTAGAAACCAGTGGGATTACAGGGGTCATCCTCCTTTGCATCTAGAACATCATTACCATAAACGAATGACGAACTGACAAAGTTAAACACAGTATCTGTTCTCTTACAATGAGACAATACCTCAGTCAGAATCTTTAGATTGGTGTCAATATCAATCTGTAGATCTTGGAATACATTTTGATTGGTCGTTGTGCTGATAAAATAAAGAATGTCAGATGACTCAGGATGTCTTTGTCCTCTAGGAATTGCAATATTGTCAGGGAACATCCTGCAGTAGTTACTACCGATATAACCACTGGCACCAAATACGGATAGATCAATCATATTTTTCACACTCTTTAAATGTCTTAGCGTACTTATCCTTGGCTGATAGGAATGGACTTTCTATACCCCAGTCGATACCAAGGTCAGGGTCATTCCACAGTAGTGATCTATCATACTCCTTATAGTAATAATCGGTTGTCTTGTACGATACATGTGCATGTAAACTATACACATAGAATCCATGTGCAAACCCCTCTGGTACCCACAGCATCACTTCAGGACGATAGAGATGAACAGAATAGTGTTGTCCAAAGGTAGGTGATGATTGTCTCAGGTCTACAATTACATCCAGGATAGAACCTTTCACACACCTGACCAGTTTACCTTGTGGTTTCTCTACTTGATAATGAAGTCCTCTGAGCACGTGTGGTGATGACATAGAGTGGTTGTCCTGAACAAACTCCATATCCAACCCAACACTAGAAAAATCTCTCTTGTTATAGGTTTCAATGAAGTGACCTCTATCATCTTCATGTCTAGCTTGTTCAATCAGAACTGCATCTACGAGGGGTGTCTTAATGATCTTCATAGTAGAGAATAGTTTTGAGAAGTCCTGTTGTAATATCAGTGGACACAGACCACTTTGTTTCTGAAGTAATTTTATCGTTGGAAGTAGAGTATCTTAGATCATGTCCAGGTCTATCAGTGACATGTTCAATAGGATGATCCTCCTTACTCATCAATTTACAAATCATCTTGACAAGATCAATATTCTTGAGTTCACATTCTCCACCAATATTGTATCTCTCTCCTACCTTACCGTTGACCCATAGTTCAATCAATGCATCACAATGATCTTCAACATAGATCCAATCTCTCACCTGTTGTCCGTCACCATAGACAGGAATAGGAGTGCCATTCTTGATGTTCCTAATGATTGTAGGGATCATCTTCTCATCATCCTGTCGTGGTCCGTAGTTGTTTGAACAATTTGTGATGGTAGTAGGAAGACCGTAGGTGATATTATATGCGTTTACAAAATGATCACTGGCTGCCTTAGATGCAGAGTAAGGATTTCTAGGTTGATATCTTGATAATTCATTGAATGATCCATCTTTGAAGTCGATAGATCCAAACACCTCATCGGTAGAGATGTGCATAAAACGATCTACCTCATGTTCCAATGATGCTTGAAGAAGATTCACCGTACCAATGATATTAGTATCAATAAATGGTTTGGGATTTTTAATTGAGTTGTCCACATGACTCTCTGCTGCCAGGTGAAAGACAGTATCAAATGTCTCTCGTTCAAACAAATATCTGACAGCATCATCACTGGCAATATCTACCTTATAGAATTCAATATTATCAGGTAGATTTGATTTCTTACCAGCATAAGAGATCTTGTCAGCGACTACCAATCTCTCACCAAACTTACTCAGAGATCTAAGTAGTTGACTTCCAATAAACCCAGCTCCCCCTGTGACTAGAATACTCATTTGTCCTCGTAATTTTGTAGAAGTTCAGGTGAGTATTGATCAGCTGGTGTCTGTATCAATGTCTCAGTTCTCTTCAATTCTTCAAGGTGATGAACCCTGTTCCTCAACTCTGTAGAGGAATACTTGTGTTGTCTCTTGTGGTAGTGGATCTCAATTCCATTATCGATACAATATTGCTTTCCTGTAAAGTCTCGATTCTCATACTCCTCACTCAGAAAACGGATGTCCATCCTCTGTGTCTTGATCATATTCAACAGATCTTCCTCTGTCTCGTATACCAATATCTCATCCACATACCTACAACCCTGCACCTGAACATACCTCTCATACACACTCTGTATGGGTTTATTCTTGATACCCGGTCTGTCAATCGTAGGGTCCACTTGTAAGGCAACTATCAAGTGATCACATAAATCTTTTTCCATCTTCAACATTGTCACATGTCCAGCATGAAACAAATCAAAAGAACTACAATTAAATCCAATCTTCATTATAAAAGATCTACCACATAGTATGTATTGTATTAAAAAGGGAGGCCTTTGTCAAGACCTCCCGAGCTCCATGCACGCCACTTGCTCTTTAGAGAAGCAAGAAACTCAAGGGGTTATCCCGACCAGTGCTGTTACAGTCCATCCGTGACTTTTAGAGAGCACCCTTAGAAAGTTTCTCGATATTAAGTTCAGGGTTCATCTTAAGAACTCTAATCAATTCATCGACTCTAGCATCTCCACCACCAGCTGAATGCTTTGCTTCACATGCAGCCTTGAGTGCTTTGACCTCAGCTTCAAGAGCCTTAAGTCTTACCTCAACCTCATTGTCATACTGGGACATGTAAGCACCAGATGCAGATGTCTTTCTCGTTGCCATAGTTCTAAAGTAAATCTACTTTATTTAGAACTCACACTTTATATTGAAGGAGACAGTACATCTCTCATCCTCCACAGGATTAACGTAATGTAGAAGGTTGGAGGGAAAGATGATGACTGTTCCTTCTTTGATATCCATATTCTTAGTGTGAACCTGAGAATCTAAGATACCAAAGTTGTTACTGATGAATGAGGTTTTGTTCTCACCCCTCTGATCTAAAATGTATATACCAGAGAATACAGAACTACCAGGAATACCTACATGATCATGTACTTCTTGAAAATCACCACTTGTGTAGTAATTGGCCCAGATACCACTCACAAAACTTCTTGTTGGAAATCTATTGAGATTTACCTCACCTAACATCTGATCAAGTGGTTCCCATACAATAGAGTTCTGAAATAATTTTTCAGAAAGAAAAGGCACTTCAGTTATTTTTACCTTACAGTTCCAACCGTCTGGAGTATAACTGTCATCCTCAAATTTATCAAGGATGAGAGGATAATATATGTCCTTTATTTCTTCGTGATTAGGAACATCACAATAGAATATAAAGGGAGCCCTAAGGAGCTTTAACGACATCTCTTACATATGCAGGAACACCATCAGGATCCAACCAGCAAGTGTAATTAAAATCAGCCATAGCTGTCATTAATTGCATTGAGTTGTCACATAGATACATGTCTTTGTATCTACGAGTGTGTTCATCAAACTTTTGGATCCTACAATCAGGTCTACCGTTCTCAAGATTACCATTCTCAACATAACGATAGGGATGTCTCTCTAGTAGGATATTCATACCACCTCAGTCTTTTCAAGATCTTCTGCCAGACAATCAATGAGGATATCATAATCGTCTAGTGGGTCACCAGAAAAAGTAACACCGTCGTTCTCATAAAACTTACGGACCTTTTTGAAAAGTTTCGGATTCTTTACGTCAAGGAAGAAGTCTCCTTTCACTGCGGATCGGAGAGTCGTGATGTCCTTTTTGAACTTAGAAGTGATAGTCATTGTCTTTCGTATTGACCTTAGCAGTATAAGGGATTTGACTAGTATAGTCAAGTGGACAGTAAAGTTACCGTCCCATGGGGATCGTGGGGATCGAACCCACCTCCGCCGAATTATGAGTTCGGTGCATTCACCAGATTGCTAGACCCCCTA